TCTCCGGCTTTTCCTGCGTCCGGTGTCGACAGACTCCCCTGCTGGCCCTGGCCCATTAAGGCTCCAAACTCGCCCTGCTGGGAATCGCTGTCCGTTTTCTGGCCTGGCGAAGCCTCTCCCATTATGCGGGACTTGATGTCCGCGACCTCTTTTTCGGTATAGCAGCCCTTGCCCCGTGCTTCTTCGATGAACAAAGTTGGGATATCCCGAGGCGTTTCTCCAACGATAATGACGTGACCCGTAGTTGAGGCGAGCCTGACTGGCTGTTGTCCTGGTAAAACACAATATTTTTCCGACATAAAAACCTACCTCCTTATGGAATTAAGGGGGCAACTGCCCCCTTAAGAATTTTTACCGCTGAACGAAATCAGCTCGGCTCTTCTGGATATACAGACACCAGAGTTTACCTTTGCCTTCAGTTGGAGGCTCTCCTACACCTGTCCAGGAGAAACCAAATTGCCTGCGATTGGAGTCATTGCAAAGCACCCCTGTTGCGGCAATCTTTGACGTGCCGAGAGCCGTCATGTCGATACCGGCCTTATAGCGATTGGCCGTTTCCGCGTCTCCGACGGTACCGGTATCCGATGTCTCGGAGTCGAATGCCTCGGTAATTACCATGGCACCGTCGATAACCTCCGCGTCACTTGGCAGATCGATAGCAGGAACAAACCCGGCGCTAACCAGATCCTCAAACGTAAATTCAGCCTCTTTATACGAAGGAGCTTGTACCCCCTCATGTTTCGTAACACCCATCGTTTTTCTCCTTTACTTCGAAATGTTCATGGGGAGGCCGAAACCTCCCCATGCTGCTTAGTATTCTTCCATGTAGTGGTCGATGGCCAGGCAGGAAAAATCCTCGACGCTTCGGTCGAATGTGCTGTAAAACTGCGGCCGAAGAATTCCGCCGAACTTGCTGACCATGATCCCCTTCTGAGTGTTGTACTCGAATACCTTTTCCTCGTAGCGCGGTTCGCCGCCCTGGTCGAGGTCTGCATATCCGAGAGCCTGGGCACCCCACAACAAAGTCCTGGTTCCGTTGATAGCACCCCCAGCGCCCCAACGAGTAGAAGCCCCTGTGGTATTGAATACATATTCGTACTCAACCAGCAGAAGACCGTCGATGGTTGCGATTGCGCCGGAAAAGAACGGGTTATCATCCCCGCGAACCCCGCCGGTAATGACGGCGTTCTTGTAGTCAGGATCGTTTTTCAACATCGCCAGAGAATAGGGCTGCATCAGAACCACATACCACTGCTTCCCGCCTGCCTGGAGAGGCATGAGACGGTGAGTCCTGGCATATGCCTTTGCCATCAGCAGCATCTTATAACTGGGAACGTCAGCTACGGCCACCGCGGATGTATCACCGGCTACCAGCTTCTTGGCCGTACCATCCCATCGGCGATGACGCTTGGCAGAGGGGGCTTTGATATCGGCGGCATAGCGAAGCTGTACGAAGTCGGAGCTGATCGGCACTCCCTCGACATCGAGCACTTCCGAACGTAAAGAACCATCCAGGTTGTAGGCAAAGGAAATACCAGAAGCAGCCAGCATCAAAAGCTGATCGGTCCTGTTGGCATGCCAGTACTTGAGTGCCGGCTTGGCTTCCTTGCGGAACTGAACCACGCTGGCCTGTTCGGCCAGCTCGCCTTCGCTGCGGACCATGTTGAAGATCTCATCGATCTGGATCTTCTGTTGAGATTTGTGCATCCGCTCTTCACGGCCCTCACGCTTGCCGCCAGTGGATCCTACCCCGCCATCACCGACCAGGTGGTTAACCAGGGTCATGATGCACTCTTCACCGCCGCCTTCCATCCTGCGCAGTTCGGTGATTCTTTCAATGGGGTAATTGAAGCCCTTCCCGCAAAAGCGCGGGAGGAGAAACGAAGATGCTTCCGTCTCATGACGGATTTCCTTCTGAATAAACTTGATCTTGTCGGGATCGAGTTGCCCGAAATTTGTCATTCCCATAATGTCGCTCCTTGTTATGTAGTTGTCGTTTCGTTGTGACTCATTGGATTTGCGTTGTTTTGCGCCTTCGCATTGGCGGAAACGACCTCTTCACAGGGGCGTCGGTCACTGGGAACTTTTTGCGCCGTTCCAGGGCGAAAACGACCACTAAGGGGCATCGGTCTCTGTCCGTAAGTGGACAAGCCTTAGAGAACGTCTCCTCTCAATTTGGCCTTCTGGTCCTCAGATAGGGCTTTCATCTGGGCCGGAGAAAGGTCATTGACGTTAATGACGAAAGAATCCTTCTCTGTTTTTCCCGGCAATACAGATGGCTGTCTCAAGGAAGCGTCCGAATTTCTTTTCAAAGCTTCCAGGTTCCTTGCTTTGCGAACATCTTCGGCCTTATCCGGGTCGATCACGACACCGTTAATCTGGGCAAATTTTGGTCCCAGATCCTCTACTGCCTGGCGCAGGGCTTCCGCAGGTGCCAGCCCCTGTGCCTCAAGCTGTGCCCGCCAACTTCTCACCGCGACAACTGCAACCGGATCACAAGCGTCCGACTTGTTATCCAGAAACGGATAAAGCGCCATTGCCGCAGAGGCCGCCTTATCCAGGTCCTGAACCAATTCGGCCTGAGTTTTTTCTTGTCGCTGTTCTGCCTGGATTTCAGCCTTGGCAATCGCTATCTGCATAGAATCGATTTCGTCGGTCAATCTGGAGTGTTCGTTATGGTCGCCTTCCAGTAAGGCGTCTTTCTGCAAGGTACGGAGCTCTTTCAACTGAGTCCGTAAGTCCGGAGGAGTTTCTTTCTTTTCCTCAACTACTATTTGATCGCCACCGCCCTTTTCGAGAGCTTCCAGGCGTGCCTTCAACTGTTTATTTTCATTGTTCAACTCGTTGAAACGAGCCTTCGGAATGAAGTCGTCTTTCTTGCCCTGTTCGTCGTCCTTTTTAGCAGCGCCCTTTTCTCCACTTTCGTCATCTACCGGTTCCCCCTCATCTCCGGCAATAGCTGCCAGGATTCCAGGGTCCATATCGCCTTTCAACACGATTTCATTACTATCCTCCGGCACAAATACATCGCCCCGTGCTTCGGCCAACTGTTCTTCCGTCATTTCATTTGTCTTGTCTCTTGCGTCCACGTGGTCCTCCTCCAAAATTACATAGTTGTCCTACCCCTTAGCCTTGGCCCCGCCGCCGGAAACAACACCTTCCAGGTCAGTCATGCGCTGTTTTGCCATGACCTTGCAGGCCTTCATTCTTTCCGGATCTCGTTTGATTTCCTCGGCGTTTGCAAGGGTTCTCAAGTCTTCCTCGGTCCGCCACTTCCTCTCTTGTGCGTCCATCTTTCCCATGCATGACCTCCCCGAAATCGGTTGCACTCTGTTCATATGTCCATCCGTTCACAATAATTTTGAACAGCATAAAACGAAAAAAACCCGCACCGATAGTCATGTTTCGACTGAAGGTGCGGGTCTCAATTACCTTGAAAGGTTTCGACTTACCGCGTTCTATTCAATTTTGGCCATTATCACGCAACCATGGCGAAAGTCAATAATTATTTGTATCGTTCCTGCTTCAGCGCCTCAGACACCTTGGAATCAGAGATATGAACGGTAATTTGTCCAAACGGCATATCGAGCATCCCGATTTCTTTCATACAGTCAGACAGCTTCTTTTTCCAGTCCGGGTCCAGTTTTTTCAGTGGATTACTAGCCATCTCCGCCCTCACTCTGCAATAGAAGGTATAGTAGGGATATTTCCGCTTTCAATACCGGCTGTAACACCACGATCTGCCTGTGGTGGAAAATTAGGACTGGTATTCTTCGGCGTAATCGGTTGAACGTGCGTCAATTGTGGCACATTCTGGGGAATAACCGGCGCCGCGTTGTGGTCCTCAAATCCTCCCGACAACATCAACTCATCGGCTAATGGCGCCACCCCGGGAGTCATGGCAATAACCCTACCCGCGTTCGTTGCCCCAAACATTGCTTGGATATTGGTATTTGTTGCCTCCGCCACAACCTTGGTCCGCTGCGCCTTGAGCAGTTCAACCTTTGCCGATAGTTCTTCGAGCTGTTTTTCCAGCATGGCGGCCTGGGCCTGCTGTGTCCCATTGTCCTGCGGATTCGCGATACGATCTGCCAGGTCATGTTTATTTGATATATTTGATCTTCTGACAATCTCATCATCAGGGATAGCCACCTTCATCTTCTCGCGCATCTCTCCCAACTGCTTGAACTGGCTCTCCTCATACGTCGCCGCCATCGGTTGAGTGGAGACCTCTACCTCATATTCGCCCACGGTGATGTCGTTTAGAATATTCCCAAACTCATCAACCTGGTTGATAATCAACTCCTCTTCCTTCGGCCGGCCATAATCATCCTGGCCGGTAATTTTATAAATACGCTCATTGGTAAGAAATTGCTGGCCAAGCTCTATGATCTTCCGGCCGACCAACGTGCGGGTAAACTGGAGGTTCGATAAGGGCTTTGCCAGCTGCAGCTTGCTTTGAAACTGTTTCATCCCGATTGCGATACCGGACACCTCTGGAGAATTAAGTCCCTGTTCTGCATCACTCATCCCCGTGGCAGCCTTAACCCAGGCCTCGCCTCTTTCACAGAGACGATCCATGCCGGTAGGGAATGTGTTCGGTGTTATTTTTTGAAGCGGCTGTGTCCCAGCCTTCCTCTCAATAACAACACCGGTTTTCATTCCGACATTTGCCAGATCCGCAGTCGTCATATTTGTCAACTGGCCTTCTTCCACCTGCCAGCCCGAGTTTGCTACGGTCGTCAGGTAGTGAACAACCGCCGATACTGATTTGTTCAGGAGGTCTTGGGGAGATATTGCATCCGCAATCATACTCCCTGTTTTTCCCTTATTGAACAGGTAGAAGAAAGGAATAATGGTCGGGGTTTTGTAAGGACTCTGTTCATCAAACAGAACTGTTGTTGCTGTCACGACACGCCAATAGAGCACCTTCCCCTCCATTTTTTGAAGAAGCAGGCCGTTATCGGCTGCATACTGTCGTGCCTTTTTGATTCCCATGGAATGCGGAACTACTTCAGTATCCCCAGTGGTCATGTCTATGAAATGAAGTGCCATCTCCCGCTTGTAAAACTGGCGCTCGATAACCCGAAGTCGCAGTTCTCCGGTTTCCTTGTCCCACCACTGGTAATATGCTCCAGGAGAGGTGCCAAAGCCATAATTCAAATCGGAAGCATTTTCCACGGGGAATTCATCAGTTAAAGGCCGGTCACGATAGTTTTCCCAGTCTTTTTTGGCTGTTTCGCGGGCTTCGTCTCCATACATTCCTGCTATTTCATCCAGCGTCAGCCACATGAACCGCATAACGCCCGGCCATTCTTTAGGGTCATACTCGGTAGCAAATATGTCGGGAATAACTGTTACAGGATCCGGCAGAGTAATCTTGATCTCGCCATTCAGGTTTCCGTCAAAACACATGCGGATATCGTAATATCCCCGTTCTGCTATCAGTCCGGATTCCCAAGCGTCTGTTTCGAGTATGTGAAAATTGTTTTGATCAAGGAAATGCTTTGCCAGTTTCGACCAAATAACGGCAGTGTCCGCAGAGGCCTTACCTTTCTTAGGCTTATACGTGATATCAGCACGGGTAGCTATCTGTTCCCCGACCGCGGTCAAGACGGCCTGTTTCGATAGATTAATCTCGAAACACTTCCGGCCCTGGACAGATTCCATGAAGGCACGGTCATCGTCCGACCAGTGTCCGCCGTCTCCATGAAAATAGCGGTAGTTCCTCCGGTTGCGACGGACATAATCCTCATGGCCGTTTCTGCAGGAGAACCAGAAGCGCTGCATCTCTGATTGAGCGCTCTCGAAATCACCAAGCTCTGCCGGTGGTACGCCACTACTGCTATTGGTTTGCATACCTGACTCCTATGCGCACATTGCGCTGGGCCTTCCACTGACCCGGGGATTCACATTCATAATGACATTGTTCGATATCGGCATAACAATCGCCCGGCTGAATCCGGTTCTCTTGAGGTAGCGGGTACAGTCCATCAAGTGATCATTTGATTTAACAATCTTCCCGTTTTTGTCTCGACGGTAGATCCGGTATTCGTCAAACCATGGTGACATCGACTTGAACACCTTCAACGTCCCTGAAGAAAGAGCCGTCCATACATCATAAAGCCCAGCCTCAACAGCATTGTCTGCATTGACCAGATCCAGGTCCTCGTCTTGATAAATATTGATCAGACGCTCTCCATCCCTCTGGCTTCTGCCGTTTGCAGCCGGATCGACGCAGCCCGGGATCCACTTGCCTCGCGAACGGATAGCTGAGGCGTGAATTGCCGGTTCAGCCTTTCCCTGCTTATAGCAGGAATACAGGTAGCCAACACCTGATTCGCGATCCAAAGCACCCCAAAGCGCCGCCGTCCAGTTCCAGCCGACATCCATTGCATAAGCTCTTGGCCAGTGGCGAGGAATCACAAAATCCTTTACTGAAACAATCTCCTCTGCAACAGGATATATTGCTCCAGACCCCAGTGAAGGTACGCCCTTTGAACGGGCCTCTCTCTGGTGAGGAGGTAACGCGGCATACAATTCACGCTTCGATTTCTCAGTAAGATGCGGCACGTCATCCCAATCAGCGAAGGTAACGTGCCTGATCATATCGTTCACACCCGGCAGCTTTCCGCCTGGCATGAACATCAAAACAACCTCTGACAAGCCCTCCAGTGGTGTAAACGTACAGAGGACGATCCCGTCAACGGTCATCGTCCTCATCAATCCTTCCGTATAAATATCCATCGGCGGCTCTTCATCGAACCACACAACATGCTTCGCCGTACCCTCGAACTTCTTCCGGCCCTGCTCGTAGCTTTTGAAATTGATAATTGATGATCCACCTGAAACGTGTCGAACAATAACGGCCTCCAGCGAGTTTGCAGGCCGGGCCTTCCTCACATAATTTTGAATCAGATGACCCGGGATCAGCGCAGTTCCCCACTCTGATTCTTTTTCCGGAGGACCAACCAGCTTTGTCTGGATGATGTCACGCGTCGTCTCACCTGTGGTACCTGCAGCCCAGGCATCAATCGGATGATCGAAACGTCTCCCGGGCCACCAATCCGGATACAGGCCTGTCGCATGAACAACCACTTCATAGCCGCCCATGCCCTCTGTTTTTCCGATACGGTTCGCGGCAATAGCTGCCCGTTCCCGGAAGTACAGACCTGCCCGAAAAAACGCAATGTGCTTCTTATAGAGATCACGCCGAAGCGGCCCGCTATCGGGATAATACTCGAAGAACCGCTTCCGCCGCTTCCGACGGTCCAGTTCCTCGTAGATATCTATGAGATCCTGATAACTAGCCACTAATCACCTATCCCCAACTCGGCGTGGAGTGCCTTCGCCCTCTTGATAAGATCCTCGTCTGACAGATCCTTGAAGCCATGATCCATCTCAACCTTATCCGTCAGCATCTTTCGATGTCTCATCAATAGCTGCAGCGCGTCCGTCTTTGAATGTAACTTAAACTCTGTTGTCGTGGCAGTCCCAATAGCCACTGCGTCTTTCCCTTTACCGTCAAACAACTCCACAACCTTGATTTTCCGCGATTGAACCGCCGCGGCATCATGTGGATCCAATTCGTGAGGAGCTTTTACCCTGCCATTCTCATGATAAAAATCATCCTCTTTCGTGAAGGCCAATTTCGCCAGCTCGTTAATTATTTTCTGGTCCGTCACTTCGATTCGATCTAGTCGTTCTTTCTGAATCTGCGCTATCCGGACCTTGATGTTGTTTTCTGCTAACAATCTGCTCCCTGCCGCTCTTGCTGATTCGTATGAACAGCCAGGGAAGGCTATCATGTATGATTTTGTTGCATTATTGTTCGCGGCAAACTTGCGGCAAAACACTTCATGACGAGGATCTTCCAAAAGGCAGATATCGTAACCCATCACATCTTCCATACCGACGAGCACCTTCTGACCGACGCCAACGATATTATCGTGAGCCGGTTTTTTTGATCTTTCCTCATCCATAAATTAAAGACATACCGCAATTCAAATCATTGTTCAACATAATTTTGAATAAAAAGGGAATCACCCACGAACCGCCTCCCTCTCCGACTTCCCAAACTTCCCCTCGAACCGAGTCAGCAGCTCAACAACCTCCCGCTTTCGCACCTCAGGAGGCGTCGTATCAGGTTTCAGTGTCGGAGCAGGTAACTGCAGGGCTTTCGGTACCGGCGCCTGTTCAGCAGCATCTCGCAGATCCGCAGGTTTCGGAAAGAACCGGGAGTGTCCAAACAGCCACTTTGCCCCCCACTCGATGCGCTCGATGTGAAGATCCTTCAACGACTCAAACCAGTCTCCCAAATCCTTCCGGCCCAACTCACGCGGGACTTCTTCCCTGATGGCCCCTTTCCCCTTTATCAGCGGATATTTTTCCGCCAGCCAGTACATCACCGTGGCAAAACGTGACTTATCAGCCTCAACCATCAGCTCCACCTCCCGCGAAATCCCTACAGGCCTGCTTGTTTGCCTCTCTCGTTTCCTCTGCCAATGTCCCGCCGCCAGCCTTCGGACTCGCTCTCTCGTCGGGAATATTCCGAAACCAGCGAAGCACCAACAGCCACGGATCAGAACCGATCGTTTCCTTGCGATACTTCGCCACCAGCTCTTCAAGCTCTAGGTCGATGTCGGCGCCAGGGAAGCTTTTCACCAACCAGTCCCGCTTTTCCTCCACGCTTCTCCGGAGAGACTTTTCAGTCAGGCTCACAACAGCCTGCTCGCTCGCTTCCGGTTTCGGAGCCTGGGCTGTCTGTTCTGACTGACTCTGTTTACTAGCAGGCCTTCCTTTCCCTTCCTTTTCCCTTCCCTTCCCTTCCCTTCCTGTCATCCCTACCGTGTCTCTATCATTTCCCTGTTGTGTCCCCGGTGTGTCCCCGTTTGGTCCCGGTTGTATCTTGCCGGGATAGCTGGGTAATTTGGCCGGTTCCGTTCCTTCTTTGCCGGTGATCCTCTGGTGTGTCGTAAATGTCGGGATAAAACCATATTTTTTGCCATCAACCTCAAAAGGGATAATAATCTCCGCCTCCGTGAGAATACCCAAGGTCTCTGCCATGTCGAATTTCAGGAAGGGTAGAATATGAAGATTCAATATTCTCGGCCGCCACTCAAAAACACCCTGCTTATCACAATTTCCCCACAACCCAGCGAACACCAGCATTACATACTTCCCGGGATTGTCCGCTTCCAGGTCCTGCAGGTCTTCATCAATGAAAAATTCCGGTTTTATTGTGCGGATGCGCATAGCAGCCCCTTGCCATCCTGAATTTGCTTCGACGTACGGTAATTAGCCCTCACCAAAGCCTCCGCAAACGCAGGAGGAACAGAATTCCCGCAGCGCTTGACCTGTTCAGTCGCCGTGATCTTCTTGCCGTCCGCCGTCCGGTCGATAATATAATCAGCCGGAAATCCCTGGGCATTGAACAATTCCCTTGGAGCCAACATCCGCATACCGATATCAGCAATCCGGTACTCTTCGCCCTTCACCGTCACCAGACCAAAACGGTCACGCCCGACAATGGTAGCAATAGGATCAACCGGAGATTGCCCCGTCCCTTGACCGTAATACTTGATAAGAAACGCCCGGACTTCCCCCAGGTGGAGGCCACCGGCTGTAACCGTGGGCATCGTACCAGTAACCGCCTGTCCATCCTTACAGGTACCGCGAAGCTTCACGAGGTGGGAAGTTACCAGAGAATCTTTCTTTTTTGATGTGACAGTAAGCAAAGGTGAGTCTGCAGGTGCAGAATGAGATAATCCGAAATTGCGGACCAGGTTGGCCGCTACGATCCCGGTCTTTCCGCCGCCATCAGCCATAACGGTAGGTGCCGGAGCATCAACGGCTTGACCGACGCTCTCCCCGAAATGCCGTATAAGACTGGCCGCCACCAGGGAATGATGGTCTACACTGGTTATTGTCCCAACCGGAGCGGAAATACTGGAGCCTACAACCCCGCTATAGTGTTTTGCTAGGAAGGTCGCTACGACCGCATGCCGGGCCTCAGCCGTTACCGTTGTCAACGGAGAGTCTCCCGGCCACACGGAAGAGTCTCCCGCCCCTCGATGATCTATCCCCACAATCTGAGGAGCAATCACGGCAAACCTGTTTTCCGTCGTCTGCGTTCGCAGTGGCTCAGTGACCTTCTGCCCACGGAAACCACCGCCTTTTTTCTCTCCGTAATACGAAACAATAAACGGCTCCGGACTCTCCACCACATAGCGCATCACACCACGGGCAATCCTCCGTAGAGTAGCGTCCACCAGGGGACGCCGCACATTCAGAACCTTCCCTTCCTCTTTTGACAGGAAAATTGAGGGACACGGCCTACTCCATTCAATACACTCGGCAGCGGACCGCCACGGTTTGAGCTTCCCTGACTTCACCGCTGCGCTTTTCGGATCCCCGTGAGTAGGCTCCGGCCAGACAATCAACTCACCGTCACAGCGAGCCACTAGGAAGAACCGCTTTCGTGATGTCGGAGCGCCGTAATCGCAAGCCCGCATCTCCCGGTATTCGACCTCATAGCCATGCTTCCGGATTGCCTTCACGAAAGCCTGAAAGGTTTTTCCCCGCCGCTTCGGGCACGGGTAATGTTCACCATCGCCATTTTTAACCAGCGGGCCCCAGGTAACAAACTCCTCGACATTCT